GACTCACTGACACTTGTAATTTTGGCCTTATTAATTGTATAATTTAAAATATTGTAATCAGTGCTATAAGGCACACCTTGATAAAAAGCCCCAGTATGGTATTGGTTAAGCCATTCATCGCAAGCGGGTTTCGCAACATTAATGTCTAAATTTAAAATTTTATCTTCTCTCGTCAAATCAATGAAACTACCAGTATCATAACCATTTACAATAGCCGTAAATTGACCCTGCATAAAAATTGGGAAATTAATAGGACGGTCAATGGGAAATTGGTGGCCGAGACTTTTTAATTCCGACCTTTCCAAATTGATGGAAAAACTATAAGACTGCAAATTAATACCAGTTAATTTTGTTCCCAAATTGGAAGATTGAATATTCAATTGGATGTCGCCATTTCTAATAACAGAAATGCCATTCAGCCTCATACTTTCTGGAATCGTAAATTTTCCAGTCATTGGCTCGCCGTCTTTTGGGTAAACGGCGGGGATATTTTCGCCGCTTGCGGCGTCATAAAAGGTGACATTATTACCGACATAACTAACGCTTGCCTGAGCAAACGAACCCACGGCGGCCCCACATTGATAAGAGACCATTTGACAGTCGCCGAAACCCATAACTTGATTGGTCGCGGCATTCAAATTATTAAATAAATTTTGATTAAAGGGCTGGCTTATATTTTCTTCAAAATAAACTCCAGTTCCTTCATCAACGCCCTCTGGGGAAATATTTACAAAAAAGTTCCTCTTATCTCTATAAAGAAAGGGATACATTGGGGCATTATCTTGAATATAATAACGTCGAGCGCGCTCGACATCATCATTCACATCAAATGGAACCAATCCAGTCTGCTGCCAAGACGCTCCGGTATAAGTGGAAAAAGCCCTTCCAGAAAATTTATTAATATCCCAATTTTCGCCCCTGACATGTTCGGTTTTATTTTTAAAATAATCCTGCTCTGACATTCCAGAAAATAAAAACACTTTATTTCCAGAGTAGTAAGGTTGACCATCAAATGGATATTGAAACATTGGGAAGTTGACATTCATTCCCAACCTATGTTCATTTCTTATTCCATTGATTAAATAATTAAAAGTTAAATTGACTACGGGATTGGAAATAATAGGATCTGCAACTGTCCCTAATTTATTTAATTGAGAGATGTTGGTTCGCTGCCAATTTATATCATAGGAGATAGATTGCACTCTATCTAGTTTTTGTATTAGATTGTAATTTCTATTATAAGTTATTATGTTCTTATCTTTAATTTGGTCAGAATAAGATACTGCGCCGACTGGGGAGTCGGGTGTGTAAGATTCGTAAAAAGCACTTGTAAAAGCATCTCCGCGACCATAATAATCTCCATTGACATCAACTTCATAAGAGGTATCTTCGGCGACATTGTTTAATTGGCCATCATAGGTCATAAAATGGTGGCCGCTACTCGGAGCGGGGCCAACATAAAGTCCTTCTGAATTATAAATGATGCGGTTTCGAGACATTACTGTTCTTCTATTTCGCTTTCAATTAGAATGGCTGCCATTTTTGGATCAATTTGATGGTGAGCCGCCACTTCATTGACTTTCATGACCTTATCATGATTTTTATCAAATGGTTCACTTATATAACCATTTATTAAATCTTCATTTAGCCAATTGTCACTATCTTCGTTAGCAAAGACGATAGAAGCAATAGATTCAATATTAAATCTATGAATGTTATTAAGTTTTTTCACCTTCTTGGTGCTTTTATAAAGTTTCTCAACCAATTTTTCACAAGCGATAGAGTTTTTAAATTTTTCTGCAAATGTTGTTAAACTGTAATTGATAGATGATGCGCTAGATTCGCCCCCTCCGGCAGGAGACGCATTTTGCCCAGCTTTGTCCCTGCCGCCCTCTGGAGTGCCGTCAGGACGCCCTTTCTGGTCTCCCTTGCCGCCACCTATCAAAGGTTCATAAAGTCCTTTATTTCGCAGCTCCTTGTATTTCTTCTGGTTTTCTATAGACTCCTCTTCAGATGGGAATCGGCCAGTTTGAATAGCTTGAACGCCTTCCGTATTTGTCAAAATACCAAGTTCCACCAATCGGGTAATCACTCTAGACTGGTTAACATTGGTAGTTAATGCAATTTCAACAAATTTTGGAGTTGGATAATTTTTAAAGCCGAGTTCTTTTGCAATTCTCTTAAATTCTGGAATGAGGAAGTTATTGAGAAATGATTCTCTTGCTTGCGTTAGTCTTTCTATGAAAATTTGGGCCTTGGTAGTTGTAGATGAAAACTTCTCTTCTCCCAAGATAATATTGTTAAGACCAAGTTTAATATCACGATCTACAATTTCATACTTTTTGGGATCGAGAATGTTGGCAATTTCAGGAATGACGAAACTCGCTTTAGTTGTATAGTCAGATACCAACACTCGGCCAACGGATTCATTTTTAAATAATTCTTGAAGTTGATTGACTTGTTTTTGATCGACCCCGTTTTCTTCATCACCAACAGTAATCAAAAGGACGGCTTGTTGGACAGTCCTAGTGATTGCCATGTCCATTTTTTTCAACTCTAACTTCCAGTTAATATCTTCAAGAACAGGATAGCCCATTGGAATCGCCATTGGTTCGTAATCTTGTTTTTTATAAAAGACTGCTTTAATTTTTTCAGGCGGCAGCTCTATACTAATGACCTCCTTAGATCCTTTAGTTGTCCCCTTGTATTTTAAAATCTTTTTTCTGACCTCTGGATCTAAACTATCCAAGACATCTTTTGCTTCCTGAGTCTCTTGATTGGCCAAAACATGAACTTCATAATCAGTCAATTCTTTGTAAAATCGGCCATTTTCAAATGAGATATTTTCTCCAGCTTTAATTTCAGCAGGATTCAATATAACATATTTGGAAGGAATCTTCATATTTGAAGCTTTAGCCAAGCCAAAAGTTTGGGTAATTTTAAAAATATCAGAATCTTTAATTTTTGTATCATATCTAAATAATACAACATTGCCCGATCTATAATATTCCCTGAAAAACTGATCTTGAAGATCCCAGATGTTAATTTTCTTTAACCACGCTTCAAAAAAACTTTTCGCTTTCTTACTTCCTCCAGTTAAATAAATATCATCTGAAGAAAACTCAGACATCAAATCAATAGTATTTCTAAATATAGAAATGTTGTAATAAGCCTTTTGGCAAAGTATAATCGTATCAGAAACGTCTAAATTTGAAGTATTTGTGTAGGTATTGTTATTTCTGCGAAAAGGGATGACGCCATCATCGATATTTTTAAATCTATCAAGGCGATGTATGGTAGAAGACCTGTTTCTTCTTGTCGTTGTGGCACTTGGAGTGGTTCTAGACGCCTTGACTTCGGTGTCTTGGCTGCCCAAGTCAGCATATCCAACGGTTTCTAATCTTGGTTTTTCTTGTTTAACAGTTCTGCTCATTCCTTATACCTGATTTTTTAAATTTTTAATGTTTTTTTGTTATATAATTTTACACAGTTAGGTTTTATATCATAATTGGCATAAAAGCCTCTTTTCTTCTTACGTCGCCTTTGAATTCCATCATTTCATTATAGACCTTCAATCCCCAACATCCAAGCATCAAGGTTGAATAATTGTCTTTTCGAACCCTGTTGACAGAAGTGTCCCTCTTTAGATTTTGGGGTAAATCAAATGTTTGGGAGCCTTGGGGGTTAGATCTCACAACAATAGAAGAACATTGTTTAATTGTCTGTTCGACCATATTGTCTTGAATATCAACAAGTTCTATCATTCTTTTTCCATAATTCCTATGGGTTGCATTTTCTTTGTCAAAGTAATGGATAAGATCGAAGTTATTTTCAAAACCGCTGGCTGTATATTTATCCATAATAAGATCATTGCCGTTTATTTTTGAGCCAAACCATATTCTTTTGTGGTCAATGCAAGCCTGTAAATACTCATTCATTTCACGAACAGAACCAGAGGTAAAGTTCTGCTTTATTATAATTCTACGTTTTTCTAAATGGTAATTAAGTTTTAATTGCTTTAATTGCTCAACATAGTCTTCTCCCTTTTTATTTGAATCAAAGTCGATCATTTCCAACTCTTTACCAGTGAACCATTTAGATTGATTGACGCCATCAAAAAATTGGTCCGCTCCAGCTCCGTCACTAATTATCATTACTATATTGTAGTTATTGAGAAGATATCTCAAATAGCGGGCGTTACCCTTTAATGATGCACCAGCATATCCGTATGCATGAACAAGTGTCCCCTTATTGGTCCCCTCATGTATTTCAATGACGGTCATTGCAAAAAAGTCAGCCTTTTCTGAATTGCTGAAGTTTGGATCGATTGACAGGATATATTTCTTATTTTTGTCACCAAAAAGAGACATACTAGGAGTTTCCCCACTTGGAATTCTGCAATCATGCATTTTCTTTGCCGAAAAGTAACTATCGGAATCATCAAGAAATCTAGCCTCATATTCTCGTTGGAAAAACGCTTGTCCCTCATCGCGTGAGGCTTCCTTGATCGCCTTTTGATCCAGCATCTCTTTAGGAGCGGCACG